GCCAGGCCGTCCCACCGGCTGCGCGCGGTGGCGAAGTCCTCCCGAGTGTAGGCCACGAACGAGGTCGAGCCGACCGGGACCACGGGGCGCGCGGTCGCCGCATTGCAGCCCATCGCGTCGCAGCCGACGAACCAGAACCCGCGAGCACGGCTGCTGGAGCGGCGGCGGTTGGCGCGGGCCGGCGGGTAATCCGGCTCCGCCCAGGTGTGGTGAATCGAGTTCGACTGGTAGCCGCCCGCCGACGAGAGCTGGCTGACACCGCCCTGTTCGGAGGGGTTGACGATGATCGGCCCGCGCGGGTGGGCGGTGAACTGACGGCTGAGCGAGCGGATCTGTGTGTTGTGGATCGAGGAGCCGAAGATGATGAGCGGGTTGCCGCTGACGGTGGGGTCGGCCCCGTAGCTGTGGCGCGCGGCTACGACCGACGCGGGGCCAAGCTGGTTCAGCTCCTCGGGGGTGTCGGTGGTAGGGGTCGTGGAGCCTGTGTTGCGGTTCCACGAGAAGCGGATGGCAGCCGCGACGGCATCCTGGCTGACAGCCCGGAACCTCATGACGGCGGCGCGCTCGCCCGCGTCCGTGACGAGGTTCGACATGTAGTCCTGGTTGTCGAGCCCTGTGTTGCTACGCGCGTGAGAGTACGGCACCCGCGGCTATCCTCGATCGGCCTGCCGGCCTCGGGCCTACATCTCCTCGAAGATCGCGTAGACGCACACGACGGCGGTGCCGGCCGTGTTGCGGAAGCTGATCTGCTCGGACGAGCCCTGTTGGTAGATCTCCTCGCCGGGCATCGCCTTCCAGACGCCGTTGGAGCCCCCGAAGGCATTCCAGCCCCAGGTTAGATAAGGATTGCCGCTGAGCGTGGGCTGGGTGGTCCACGTCGTGTAGACGTTCGAGAACGCGCCCGAGGCGGGGCCGAGCTGGTTGAACTCCTCTGGGGTCTGCGCGCCGCCGCCCGTCGTCCCACCCGTCGAGCGCTGGAAGACGGCGCGGGCGGCGGCCGAGGCGGTGCCCGCGCTGGTGATGCTGAGTTCGAGGAAACGCACCTGCCGGGACGCGGCCGTGATGAAGGTGAAGTAGTCGTTGCCGGCGACCGGGGTCAGGTTGTCCCGGACGACCGAATAGGTGGGGTCGTCGGGCAGGTAGTCGCGGTTGACCTGCTCGTAGTGGGACCAGAACCGCCGCATGTGATCCAGCGCCTCGGCGGTGTTGCAGGCGGGGCGCTGGCGACAGTACTCCCTGCGCAGGGCCTGCTTGTACACCTCGACGGCGGCGGGCCCCGACATGAGCGGGACCGGCGGCGCGACGGCGCGCCACAGCTCGACGGCCGCCTTGATCAGCATCAGAGGTTGCTCATGAGCCGGCGAGCGCGCTCGCGACGCTCGCGGGGGGACAGGCACTCGACTCCCGCAGGGCAGCGGTCGAGGACCAGGAAGTGGCGGTGGGCGTCGTCCGGGCGCGACCACAGGGAGGCTCGCGGGTAGATCTCCCTGACGGCGGCGAGATCATCCTCGATGCTCGTCGAGAGGGGCCAGGGCAGCGGGCGGACACCGAGGTCTCCGGCACAGTTGGCGCAACGCGTGTAGACCGCGTGCGTGGGTTCGACCGCATCGGCCGCCGGTGGAGCGGGCGGCTGGTTACGGGGTCGCATGGTTCCAGATCCCCAGGTTGGCGATGAGCCCAACGCTGAACTGGACCTCAAACAGGCCCGAGGAGCTGCTCTTATCCGACTCGAAGTCGATCAGGGCGAGCAGCGGCGAGGTCGAGTCGGTGCCGGTGTCCCGGTAGATGACACCGTAGCGCGCCGTGATCGTCGAGGAGGGCCACTGCACGTTGTCGGCGTCGATGATGCAGATCCCGCGGCCGATCTCGGCCCAGGTCACGGTGTTGTCGGCGACCGTCTGGCCGTTGACGGTGGGGAAGGTGGGCTGGGAGCCGGCGGACGTGCCCGCGACAATGCAGCGGTAGAGGTGGTTGTTGCCGGCCGTGGGGCGCACCACGTCGCCCACGGCGTAGGCGGTACTGGCGGCCCATGTCGTGCCCCACGAGTTGGCGGCCGTGTAGGTGATGGTCTTGGTGGTGAGGGCCGCCCCGCGGGCCGTGTAGCCCGCGCCGGAGACCTCGTTGGTCACGTCGGTCTTGGTCTCGTGCGTGTCGAGGTTGGGAGAGTAGGTACTTGTGGTGAGCATCATCCGGATGGTGTCGGAGAGGTAGTCGGTGGCGAACGCATCGCCGGCGGACTCACCCCCGAGCATGTTCGCTATGGCCTTGCCGTACAGGAACTGTGCCATGTCGCCTCCGACTCCCTACAGGAGTCCGAACTCGAAAAGCATGCGGAGATGCCCGATGCCGCTGGCCGACAGCACGACACAGCGTAGCACGCTCTCGGGGGGAAAGGTACCGTCCCACTTCAGGACCTCGGCGCGTTCGAGGCGGGTCTGCTGGCCGGAGAGGGTCGGGAGGAGCCCGCGACAGACGGAGTCGGCGGCGGTGGGGGTCGCGGGCCAGGGGGCGCGCTGCACGTCCACGACGGCGCTGCCCACGGCGTCCGCGTGCATGGAGTAGCGCATGAGGACGCCCGCGAACGGGATGCGCTGCACGTCCTCGGCGCCCGAGCCTATCGAGGAGCCGCCCCCATCGACGCGGAAGACGATGGTGCGGGCCGCGGTGCGCGAGACGAGGTGCCACACGTCGCCGGTCGAGTAGAAGACGCCCGCCTCGCCGGGGGCCAGGCGGGTGACGACCTGCCCCTCGTGGTCGGCGAGCGGCTCGACGACCGAGAGCCAGGGGCCGGCGAAGGCGGTGTTGCGGATCGTGTACTGCCCGCCGGTGTGGACGTGCGCCGGGGGCAGGGAGGCGGTGGGGGCCTGCGCGGGGTCGGTGACGCGGACCAGCTCGACAGGCATCGGAGGTCAGGGGCCGCTGGAGCCGCCGGTGGGCAGGAGACCCTGCATTCCGAGCTGCGCAAGGATGTTCGCGGGGCCGGGCGCGGGGCCAGGGGAGGTGCCCTGCGACACGCCGTTGCCGCCCGGCCCCGCACCCTGGCCCGCGCCGGGCCCGGGGCCGGCCTTGGCCTGCTGCATCGACGCGATGGCCATGAGGGCGGCCTGCATGGCGGTGCGGATGTCCTCCACGTCGCGGCCCGACTTGATGTTGAAGAAGCGCAGGGTCCGGCGTAGCAGCGAGTCGGAGTTGCTGAGGACGAGCAGCAGCGAGGGGTTCTGGAGGAGCCCGAGCACCTGCAGCCAGTTCTGCCGGTCGATGTCCTCGTTGACGGGTGAGAGGCTCTCGACGGCGACCTCCACGTCGTAGGTCAGGTCCCCAAGCTCCTCCGCCTTGACCTGCGCCCACGTCTGCGTGATCGCGTCGGCCTCGGGCTGGGCCGCGGGCGAGAGGGGGTCGGTCAGGCGCTGCACCCAGAAGGGCAGCGCCACATACGCCTCGACGTGACGCAAGAGGATCGAGAACCCGCGGGCGAGCCACTCGCCGACGGCCTCCCGCGAGAAGCTGTCGCGGATCTTGGCGCGCGAGTCGATGATCGACGCCTGCGTCGCCGTGGTGGCTTCGGGGACGAGGCGCTGCTCGCCGCCCACGCCGCTAATCTGCATGAAGTCCTCGCGGGACTGCGGGACGTTGCGGTGGACGGCGGCATCGAGGGGGGCGTCCTCGATGGGGCGGATGGCTCCGTCCTCGTTCGTGGCGATGATGGTCATGTCGCCGCCGTTGACCAGCTTCGAGAGTTCCTCGGCATCGACCGAGCCCCTGCGATGCTGGAAGCGGCGATAGGCGCGGCGGCGATGGACGCGCTGCGACTCGCGGGTTTCGTTCAGCTCCTGCTGCGGGTAGAGCCAGTTGGTGCAGGGCGGGAGGGGGTAGTAGCCCTCCAGGCGGTTGTGGAAGCGGAAGTCCGAGAAGGGAAGGATCAGGAACGGGCGCGGCTTGAGGAGGTACTTGTCGGCCAGCCCGTCGGCGATGATGAAGCGCTCGCGGGCGCGCAGGTCCCAGATCTTCCAGATCCGGGTCATGCCCTTCCGCCAGTCCGAGGCGTCCATCGAGCCCGAGTAGTCCACCCGCAGGGAGCCGTCGGACATGTCGGAGCGGGCGGTCACCTTGAGGGCGTCGCGGTTCGAGTAGTCCCGGTTGCGCTTGAGGTCGTCGAGGTAGTGCCACTCGTAGTAGCCGCACCAGTCGGCCTCGTGGAGGAGGGGGGTCGAGCGCAGGCTGACGCGGAAGGTCTTGGCGGGGATCCAGCGCAGGAAGATGTGCTCGTCGGGGTCGGTGGGATCGAGCACGCGCGCGGGCAGGTCGGCCTCGTCCTCGTCGGACATCTCGTCGGCGCTGCGCTCCTGCCGCGGGCGCTTGAGGGCCGGGTTGTCGATGAAGTTCGCCGAGTAGCCCCATTCGAGGATGCCGAAGCGGAAGAAGGCGTCCTTGAGCGCCTGGTTGACGTGGTAGCCCAGGTTGAGCCGCGGGTCGTGGATGTAGGTGTTGAGGATGTCCTCGCGGAGGCGCGCGCGGTCGGTCAGCGCCGAGAGGGGGTCGTCCACGCGCGTGGGACGGGGCAGGACGCGGGCCGACGGGCGGTAGAAGTAGAGCGACGGCAGCTTGGCTTCGATGGTGGGGAAGAACAGGTTGATGACGTAGGGGTCGGAGAAGCGCGAGACGGTCTTGAACTCCTTCGGCCACTGCTCGCCGTAGTAGGCCCGCTCGCAGTCGGGCGCGCGGACCTCCTTCTCCCACTGCTGGTGGAGGCGGTCGGCCAGCCTGATGTTCTCATGCCAGCGCTTGACCTCGCGCTTGGCGGCCTCGGAGCGGCGGCGGGTCTCGTCGGGCACTCAGAACCTGCGAGGGAGAGGATACAACACCCCACGGCCGGCGCCAACCGCCGCGAGCGCAGGCTGCTTGTGGTCGAGGAAGTAGAACTCGGGGCGGCGGCGGGTCTCGGGCCTGCTCGACAGGGGCGGGCGCGCCCCGATCAGGTAGCGCAGGCAGTCGTAGGCGTGGTCGGGAACGCCGGGGTCGCGGTCGTCGGAGAAGACGGGCTTGCCGAGGTCGGTGCCCGTCTTCTTGCGGCGCTGCCCGCGGGTCTCGCGGATCGCGTACCAGCAGCCGAGGGGGTAGTCGGGGGCGCGCTCGACGAAGAAGACGCGGGCGGCGCCGCGCTCCTTGGTGAAAGGGTGGATGCGCGCGGCGTCGAAGCGGAGGTACTCGTTGATGCGGTTGCGGGTGGCGATCTCGTTGTTGTCCGCGGGGCGCCAGTAGATCGCGTCGGCCGCCGCGAAGTGGGTAGAGTCGGCATACTCGTCGGCCACCGACCAGCGCCCGCCGTGCTTCTGCATGACCTTGTGGAAGATCGCGGGGTCCGCGAGGTCGAAGGGCGAGCCGAAGCCCTTGTCGAGCAGCGAGAGGGCCGCCACCTCGCGGCGGTGGTCGGAGACGAGGCGGTCGGCCTGGTAGTACTCGCGGTAGATAAAGACGTTGCCGTCGGAGTCGCTGCCGGCCCAGAGGCAGCACGTCGGGCTCGCGTCGCCGTGGTCGAGGATGCGGTAGAGGGAGCCCTGGCAGCGGTCGAGGACGAAGCGGAGCGCCTGCGGGGTGCCCGGGATGATCGACGAGGGGTGGATCTCGTGGATCTGCCCCTCGGGGATGCCCCACAGGCCGTAGACGAAGCGCCGCTTGAACGACTCGTCCTTCAGCATCAGCTCGGCGCGGTTCTGCTCGGGCAGGAAGCGGTTGTCGAGCGAGCTGAGTGTGAACATATGGTAGCCGAGCGCCCGGTAGCGGTCCTGCCACGCGGGCGAGTCGGGGTGGAAGCGGCGGTAGAGCCAATGCAGCTCGGTGTCGGGGTTGCAGGTCAGCAGGGCGTAGGTCGGGGGGATGGGCCGGTTGTCCGCGGGGTGGCGCCAGGGCCAGGGCCGCCCGAAGGTCCACTCGTAGGACTCCACTTGCCAACGCGGCACGCGGGCCTTCTCCCAGCGGCCGAGCCGGCCGAGGAGGATGTCGAACATCTCCTCCTCGATCTCCTCCGCCTGGTCGAGCAGGAACCAGTTGATCTCCAGGCCGCGCAGGACGTTCTTTATGTCCACGTCGGTCTGGTTCAGATGCAACCAGAGGATCTCGCTGCCGTTGTTCAGGCGCAGGACCTTGTCGGAGTCGGCGCGACGGCCGCCGTGCGACCATGCTTCGGGCGGGCAGAGCTTGAAGAAGGTCGCCATCGTCGTCTTCTTCAGCTCGTCCCACACGCGGCGCCCGATAATCCCGCGGTTGCCCGGGTACACGTCGGACAGCCAGAGCGCCTTGAGGCAGGTCGCATAGGTCTTGGAGGCCCCGAAGCCGCCAGCGGCCAGCATCGGGGTGGGGCCCCACTTGAAGACCGCGCGCTGCGTGGGGGAGGCCCACTCGATGCGGGTCATCGGGTTCGCGCCGCCCGCGCCCAGGATGTTGAGCCGGCGGGCTGCGCGGTAGTTGTTGGCCACCGGGGGGAGCATACCACGGGCCCCCGCGGGCAGGCCGGGAGTTGCTAGTTACTTGTAATCCCGGGAAGCGGGTTGCTGTGACAAGAGTACATGACACAGGAGAACCGTTGCACCAGAGTACAAGAGTACGTGGTGATCCCTGGGAATCTCGCGGGTTCTGCCCGCGGGCGGACGATGCGAGCGAAGGAAAAGCGAACAAAAAGCGGAGACCCTTTCGCTTTTTTATGCTCCCGCCCGCAACTGGCTTGACGAAATGCCCTTCGTTATATGGTTTTTTTGATGGTTGAGCGAAGGGAAGGCGAAAGGTTGCGAAGGGAAGGCGAAAGGCGAAGGCAGGGCGAAGGCAGGGCGAAGGCAGGGCGAAAGGCGGAGGCGGAGGTCGCGGGGCCCGCGGGGCCTGTCACCGGTTGCTAGTTGCTTAGTTGCTAGTTGCTAGTTGCCGCAGCCTGCTGCGAGCTGGCCCTGGGGCCCCCCGCGGGACTCCTCGTGGGGCCCCCGACGGTCGATGCCAGTG